GGTGAGCAGCCCAAACGCTCCGCTGCCGAGGACTACAATGAAATTTTCGGTGAACTTTTGGGAGGTTCAACATGACAGACAAAAAACTGATGGAGTTGCTGGTGGTCATTGATGATCACTACGGCCGCATCCGCAGCAAAGAGGAACGCATGGCAGATACCAAAATCTATATCCAAGCGTTCGGTGCTATCCCGGATGAAATCGTGGAAAAGGCCCTGTACACTGCATTTACGCAGTGCCGCTACCAGAATCAGCTTATTGTTGACTGGTGCGCCGAGGTCAAGAAGCTGCTGGCCGCCGGGCTTCCCTCGGCAAACGACCTCTGGGCACAGGCTGCGACCGCCGCCAAGCAGATTACGGCAAATCTGTACTACATGACCCACGGCGGGCTGGTGACCAGCGAGGGCAAACTCACCGGAGAGAACTTCAAAATCCGGAATGCTGAGATCTTCGCCGCCCTGCCGGTGGCGGTGCAGCGCTGGGCTGGCTCTCCGGCAGAGCTGAGCATGACCTTTGGCCGTGACGGCGCAGACCTGCTCCAGTTCGTGAAGCCGGGCTTCGTCCGGGCGGTGTCCGAGGCTCCGATCGAGAGCTTGCAGCCCCCGGTCCTGCCCGGTGGGGCAGCTCCGGCGCAGATTGGAGGTGGCACGGCATGAGGCGGAAAAGTCCTTTTCACAGCCTGATCGTGGGCGTTTCGTGCGCAATGGTTGGCTGCATCCTCGCAAGCACGGCCTACTCCCGGCGAGTAGACGAGCTGGAAATCGAGCGGGACATCTACGCCAGCCGCTTCCAGAACTGGCAGATGCGGGCGATTGACGCGGAGGAAAATGTCGGCCGGCTTCAGACCGAGGTAGATAACCTGACCGCAGAGCTGAACGCCCAGATCGATTTGACTCTTACATACGCCGGGTCGTTCAGCTGCACGGCCTATTGTGCCGAAGAATACGCCCACATCTGCGGCGAGGGACACGGAATTACATCCAGCGGCGCAAAGGTGCAGCCGGGCGTGACCGTGGCAGCTGACACCAGCATCCTGCCCTACGGCACGGTGGTCTATATCGAGGGTGTAGGTCTCCGGGTCGTTCAGGACACCGGGAGTGCTGTGGTAGGTAACAAGCTGGACGTGTCGGTGAACACCCATGCAGAGGCTCTGAGCTGGTCTGGATGGGGTTCTCACCGGGTTTGGATTGTCACAGCAGGAGGTGACGCTGATGCGGACACCTAAACAGAAAACCTCCGCCAAGAAGCGGTATGAGCAACTCAAGTCCCGTGGCTTGTGCGTTGCCTGTGGAAAAGTGCCGGCGCAGCCCGGCAAAACCAAATGCGTCCAGTGCGGCATCAACGCCAGCAAGTCGGCGCTGAGCTGGTATTACCGCAAGCACAAGGAGGTGCAGCATGGCACTGAATGAATATGGAGTCAAACTGGACAACAACGGCTATGCACCCAGCATCCTCAACCAGCAGCCCACCTGCCTGATTTGCGGGCGATACCACACGGCCCGGCACGAGGTCTTTTATGGCCCCTACCGGGATAAGAGCAAGCGCTTGGGGCTGTGGGCGAATCTCTGCCCGTGGTGTCACCAGAACGGCCCGAATGCCATCCACCGCAACCATGACGAAGATCTCCGCTTGAAAAAGTGGGCGCAGAAAAAGGCTATGGAGCATTACGGGTGGCCGGAGGAGAAGTTCCGGCAGGAGTTCGGGAGGTCGTACCTGTGAGCACTTGCCCGATTATCGCCATTGACCCCGGCAATGCCCAGTCTGGCTACTGCGTTATCGATCGCAACACCCTGCGCCCGCTGGAATTCGGCAAGGTTGACAACGCCGAGCTGCTGCGGAAGCTGGCCTCTGCCACGGAGCAGGGCTGGCGGTGGGCGGTCATCGAGATGGTGGCCTCCTACGGAATGTCGGTAGGCCGGGAGGTGTTCGATACCGTCCTCTGGATCGGCCGCTTCTACCAAGCCCTGAACGCCTGCTGCCCAGTACGGCTGCTGTGCCGCATCGAGGAGAAGCGACACATCTGCCACAACACCCGCGCCAATGATGCTGCCATCCGGCGGGCACTCATTGACCGATTCGCAGACCACGACCTCAAAAATGGCCGTGGTACAAAAAAGAACCCGGATTTCTTTTACGGCTTCAAAGCCGATGTGTGGGCAGCCTACGCTGTGGGTCTGACCGCCATTGAAAACCGAGAGAACGATTATCATTTTTCTGCTACTTGAAAGGAGCACATACCATGGATAGTTACGAAAACGAAGCCTCTAAGTTCGCCGCCCAGCGCACCAAGCTGAAGAACATCTGCGAGGCGCACGACCTGACCTACACGTTCATCAAGAACAGCTACCCCATCAAGCTGATTATCCGCCCCATCAAGGGTGTGGGCGAACAGATGTCCATGCTGGAAACCGCCAGCGAGGACAGCTACATCTCCCCGGATGCCTACCTCCTGTTCACCATGAAGGATGGTGTGCTGGTCTACCGCATGAGCAAGACCTTCACCATTGAGGATGCCCTGTTCGGCAAAATCAAGAACATCTTCAAGAATATGCACTCCTACTACTGCCAGTTCTTCTTCCGTGAGCTGATTGAGAGCGGCCGGCTGAAAGCCATCGGCGGGAAGATGCCGGAAATTCCTGAAACCACCGCAAAGGAGCCTGAGGAAAAGGCTCCCGACCTGCCCCCGGATGCCGAAAAGCTGGAAGAAATCGAGGATGATACCGATGATGCAGACGATGCCGAGGCCGAAGCGCCCGCAGAGGACGAGCTGGCAAAGGCCACCGAGATTGCCCGGCAGAACGACGGCATCACGCAGGCCCTGCTGGAACAGCAGATGGGTGTGACCGCAGAAAAGGCCATCGCCCTGCTGGATGAACTGGAAACGGCCGGCGTGATTGACTTCTACGATGGCCGCTACTACCTCGCCAAGGCAGACAGCGAGGAGGAATAATCCATGGCAAAGGCAGCAGTAACGCGCAGCATCCGGGACGACCACCAGAAGAATTTCCTCAAAATCTTCAATGGCCTGACCGGAAAACATAGCCGCTGGGAGATTTGGGAGGATTTCGTCACCCTGACCGCTATTGAGATCTCAAACAGCACGGACAAGGTAAACGCCACGGAGCGCACCAAGATGTATCAGACCATCATTTCCAAATACTCCGCCAAAGAGCGGGACGGCATGGCCGAAATGCTGGCCGAGGTGGTCATGGGCATGGAACAGAACCCCGACCAAGATTTCCTCGGCTCCTTGTACATGATGTGTGAGCTGGGCAATGACCACGCCGGGCAGTTCTTCACCCCCTACGATGTGTGCCGCTGCATGGCCGAGATCACGTTTGACCCGAAGCTGCACCCGGACATGGAGGGCTTTATCTCGGTATCTGACCCGGCCTGTGGAGCTGGCGCCACGCTGCTTGCCTTTTTGAACGTCTGCAAAAGACGGAATATCTGCTACCACAACAAAGTCCTTGTCATAGCCCAAGACATTGACTTTATCGTTGGGCTGATGTGCTACATCCAGTGCAGCTTCATGGGCTGCGCTGGATATGTAGTCATCGGTGACACACTCGTGAACCCGGCAACGGCCTACGACAGCCGCGGATTGCTGCCCGCAGGACCACAAAACCGCATCTGGTATATGCCGCTTTTCTCAACCGATGTGTGGTATATGCGCCGCCAGATAGCGCAGATGAACCTGCTGTTTGAGCCGAAAGGCGAACCTGCAAAAATCGAAAAAACCGATATTAAACCCGCAAATTTGCAAAAATCTATCAAAAATGAGCCTAAAGCCCCGGAAAACGAGCCTCTTAACGAAACCAAAACCGGGCAACTCACGTTTTTCTAACCCGAAATAAGAAAGGAGTATCCCTATGGCAGACATTACTTATATTCCCATCCGGCAGCTGTACCCTCACCCCGATAACCCCCGCAAGGAACTGGGCGACCTGTCCGAGCTTGCCGCCAGCATCAAGGAAAACGGCGTATACCAGAATCTGACCGTCATTCCCGGCCACTATCTCAATAGCCGGGAGTACATCGCAAAGTGCGTTGACGAGGGTGGGGATGCAGCCGCAGCAGCGGCAGCATGGACACCCAAGGCCGTGTGGTCCAGCGAGGACTACACCATCATCATCGGCCACCGCCGGGCGGCAGCAGCGCAGCAGGCCGGGCTGTACGAGTTGCCCTGCGCCATCGTGGAGATGGACGAGCGGGAGCAGATGCAGACCATGATGATTGAGAATATGCAGCGGTCAGACCTCACCGTCTACGAACAGGCGCAGGGCTTCCAGATGATGATGGACTTTGGGCAGACAGTGGAGCAGATCTCCGACAAGTCGGGGTTCTCCCAGTCCACTGTACGGCGGCGCATCAAGCTGCTGGAGCTGAACCATGATAGCTTCAAGAAAGCCGAAAAGCGTGGCGCAACATTGTCCGATTTCGCTCAGTTGGACAAAATCGAAGATTTGAATGTCCGTAATGAGGTTTTGGAAACCATCGGCACCCAGAACTTCAATCGAGCTATGCAGGATGCCCTGAACAAGCAGAAGTGGAACCATTACCGGGATGACATCGTTACTAAATTACAGGAGTTTGCAAAGCAAGTTGATGATGTCGACAGGCAGAAGTACGCCTATGTGAAAAGCTGGGGCAGCTGGAAGATGAACAGTAAAGACGAGTTCGCCGTGCCTGATGATGCCGGTAAGGTCGAATATGTGTTCGAGGTTGATAAAACCGACATCAGCCTCTACAAGAAGCGGAATGCAGCTGCCGAGGATGCAGATGCTGCCGCACGAGAAGCGGCGCGGGCTGCTGACGAGCTCGCTCGCGAACAGTTTACCATCACAACAAAATTTATGTACGAGTTGCGCCGGGACTTCGTGAAAGACCTGACACCGGCAGAGTGCAAGAGGCATCTTTCGGATATCGTGGAGTACGCCACGCCGTTGCTGGTCGGATATGGACGAGTAAATGACGATGAAAATGTGCTGCACCTGCTTGGTGTTGGTCTGAACGAACAGATTCAGGACGATACCGAACTGAAAGATGCACTGAAAATGTTCAACGCCTATGATACCGAGCCGGAAAAGGTTCTGCTGGCAATGGCCTTTGATGCGCAGGACAGCGAGCGCACGGGTTATTGGAGCACCATCTGGAGCAGCGAAGCGGGCAAGAGCGTGTATAAGCACAACGAAAACATCCCCCTCAATCGCACCTATGAGCTCCTGACAGCCCTCGGCTATGAAATGGCCGATGACGAAAAGGCCTTGCAGGACGGCACCCACCAGCTTTTTGTGGTGTATGGTTCCGGCAGCCAGGCTGACACGCCCTGCGATAAGTGCAAAGCTGCTCACCCTGAATGCGACAAGTGCTGCAAAACTTGCGATGACCACTGCAATGCGTTCCAGCTGTGCAGAAAGGAGTATGGCGAATGACCGACCTTGTAAAGTGTGACCGCTGCGGCACACCGTTCAGCATCCAGACAGCCGGCATCCGCAGTACATGGAGCGGCGATTACATGGTGCAGTATTTCACCTGCCCCGGCTGCCACCATCGCTACCAGATTCTGACCACGGACACCGAACTGCGCCAGACCGTTCAGCAGCACAAGAAAATTGCCGCAAAAATCCGCATGGGCCAGAGCAAGAATTTCCGGCCGGGAACCCTGAAAAAGTATCAGGCGGAAATGAAAAAGCTGGAGGCTGAGCAGAAAAAACGGCGGGATGAACTGATGGACAAGGGCAACGAGATCCTCGCCGCACTGGGAAAGGAGTAACCCATGGACGACTTAAAAGAATATGCAGACCGCCTCAAATTTGAAATTGTGGCTGCCGACTTTCTGAGCACCGAAGACCGGGAAATGGTCTTTGACCTCATCGAGAAAGTGCTGGGTGATACCGATGCCTGACCAGTTTTTCATCAACATTGCGCTGCTGGCCGTTGGCGTGTCCATCGGGGCGCTGCTGGGCGAAACCAGCCGCCAGCAGCACGACCGTGCTCTGTTCCGGGAGTATATCAACTTCATGGCCGAATCAGAGCAGAAAAACGAATTGCTTTTCCGTGAAGTGATTCATTTCCAGACACAGAAAGGAGCCTCCCATGAGGAAGAACAGGAATAACCGCCCGCCGGAAGTCGGCGCACGGGGGCTGCTGCGGCTGCGCTGCCCCTGCTGCGGTAAGGAGTTCGGTACATACCTCCACGTTTCGCAGATGTCCATCGGCTGCCGCTGCGGGGCCACGATCTCGCTTGAACGTGGGCTTGCCCACTATGAGTTTGAGTGTGGGTGCTGCGGGCTGCACGCCAAAGGCCAGACCAACATCGAGGATTTGGAAATCACCATCCCCTGCAAGTGCGGCAATCCCATCACGTTGCACTGGGACAAGGACAAGCGGAGGTACATCGAATGACCCTTGAGGAAGCCTGCCGCCTCATCGACCCGGCAACGGATTTGGACGCTCTGGCCGAGATTGAATATTACAACGGCTTCAAAGGCAAAGACGCTGCTGCCAAAGCCCTGCACGAGGCCAGCCAGATGGTCGTTGACTTTGTGCGCCAGATGTCATGGCATGATGCCAAGAACCCGCCAATCGCCCATGAAGAAAGCTGGGAATGCGCCGGCGAAAAGCACTGCGCCGTGATAAGCGACATCGTATGGGTGTGCTGCGAGAGCGGCCACACCATGAAAGGCTGGGTCGAAAACGGGACGTGGCACATTGAGGATGGCCACCGTGCAGAGGATGGCCACTACGGGCATGTGAAGCTGTGGGCACCGCTGCTGGAGCCGCCGGAGGTGAAAAAATGAAAACCATCACAGTTAAGCATGAGGTTTCGCCGGGTCGTGAAAGTTGCGAATTCGGCGGAGATTTTTGGGGCAAAGAGGTGTGCAAGTACCATACGTTTCGTACTCAAACCCACGGACGCAAGGCTCCACCGGAGTACAGAAAACCGAAGTGTTTACTGTTCGACTGCTGGCTTGAACAGCCGTACAAAAAGTGCGAACCCTGCCGCAGGGCGTGCGCGGAGGTTGACGAAAAGTGAAAGCAGTTCTTTTGAGCATCCGGCCCGAATGGTGTAGCCGTATCTTTTCGGGCTGGAAAACGGTGGAAATCCGTAAGACAAGACCGGTCTCGTTGAAAGAACCTTTTAAGTGCTACATATATTGCACGAAAGGAACGAAATTTTTCTGCTGGAAAGCCGTTGACCATTTATATTTCGACGATAGGCCTCATAAGATATTCGACCGCAGGGCTGACGGAATGGTTGTCGGCGAATTTATCTGCGATGACATCCGACGCATTGGCCCTGAATACTGTGTCGTCAAAGAAGATATCGAATCTGCAATTGCTGGAAGCTGTCTCACAGTACCGCAAGTCAAAGACTATGCCGGATGGAAGTCCGGGATGAGTTATGCAGATTTGAAAGACTTGTATGGCTGGCACATTTCCGACCTGAAAATTTATGACAAGCCGCGCGAGCTGCGGGCGTTTACGGGCTTGCTAAACACGCGGTTTGGTGTGCGGCCTGTGGAAGCGCAGCGACCGCCCCAGAGTTGGTGCTATGTGACAGAAAGGATGGACGAATGAACTGCCTGTCCTGCGAGAACTACATACCACTTAACCCGGCCATCCAGCGCACCGATGCCCAGGGCCAGACCTATACTGTGCCCGGCCTGTGCAAAATTGGTGCAGACCACATAATTTGTGGACTTCCGGTCTACCTTCCGACAGCAAAATGTGATAAAATAATAGAGGCGCCGCCGCAAGACGGTAGCTGAATTATGACGGAGGTAGGTTGTGACATTACAGGAATTGTCCAAGTACTATGACATTCAGATGACCCTCGAAAAAGACCGTGAAGCCTTGGAGCGACTGCGACAAAGAATCACTCCCGCCTCCCCACAACTGACCGGGATGCCCCACACGCCGGGTGTCCGGGATAAAGTCGGAGATCTGGCTGTAGAGTTGGCCGACATGGACGAGCGCATCCGCTGGCTGGAAGAGCTGGCAGCGCAGGAAAAGCCCAAAGTCGAGGCCTACTGCAAGAGCATTGTGGATGCTCGGATGTATCTGGTTTTCAGACTGCGGTTTATCCGCTGCTACTCATGGGCCGAAGTTGCCGGAGTTCTGGGAAAAGGATATACCGAAGATGGGGTCAGCCGGATGGCATACAACTACCTCAACAAAAACTGACCGATAAGCCCTGCATTTGCGGGGCTTTTTATTTTTGCCCCAAAACTGAAATTCAAATCAGAAATCCACACAAAATCAGCTCAAAATTGAAATGAATTTAACTTTTACCCCCTGAAAAGTTGAATTCAAAGTGGAAATCGTTGAGAATCAAGGGGATGGTTTCACTCGCTGTCGGACGTTGTCGGATGGTTTCGGATGGATGCCGAAGCTTACCGATGGATTCAGATGACAACGGACGCTCCGAGTGATATGATTAGGATGCAAAATTCAAATCAAGCCAAGCGGTGCTCACCATTCCCGGTGGGTGCCGCTATTTTATTGCCTGAAAGGAGGATTCCGGGCCGCACGTTGCTCCTTTGCGTGCGGCATCACCGTAGCACCCCGAAAAGCCGAGGTGCTGCAGCTGGGCATTTCGCCGTGCCCAGTCACAAAGAAGGAGATTTTCCATGTATCAGAAAATCAAGGCAAAATTCAAGGCAAACCCCACCATTTTCTACGCCTGTTCCATCGTTGCATCATGGGCAGGAGTCGGCTCCCTGATGAACTTCCGCACGCTGGCCATCAACAACGGCGCTGCTGCGGCTATCATCTGGGCGGTTTTCAACTCGCTGGCCTGTATCTTCTTCGGTCTGTTTGCGGAGTACATCCCGACCGTCCGGCGCATCATGCAGAGCAAGGTGATGTTCTACTTCATCGGCTTTTTGACCGTGTTCCAGACATGGACGCAGATGTCCGGCATCTATGAGATCTTCGGCGACACGCCGATCGGCACCACCGGAGGCACATTGATTGTCTACGGCACCTGCCTTGTGTTCCTGTTTATGCTTCTGAAAGAGGGCATGATTCGGAACGTCCTGTCTGATGGCTTTTCATGGGTGGTTGTTTACGGTCTGCTGGCAGTCGTTGTCATTGCCGCGCTGGTATACACCCACGGTGCATTCGTCAACATCGACCCCGGCCTGACTGCTGCCGGTATCCAGACGGGCCTCTACAAAGGCTTCCTGCTGCTGCCCGGCCCGTTCACTTATCCGTACTACTACTCGCTGTTCTCCTACAACGACAAAAATGAAGATGGCACCCAGCACGGCAACATGAAAAAGTCCTTTGTGCTGGCTGGCGTGATGTTCGGTGTCTACATGGTGCTGGCTGCGCTGCTCACATGGGTCAATTTCAGCCCACTGCTGAACACGCTCAAGGCTATCCTGATCACCATCATTGCGCTGTCCTCGCTGTCCACCTACCTCTATTCGGAGTATCTGGTGTTCGGTGAGAACATCGGCTTTCTCATTGACGTGCTCACTGTTACCTCGTGGCAGCTCGTGATCCCGCTGGGTGTCATGGGCATCTGGACGCTGATGAGCGAGCTTCGGGTGTACATCATCATCTTTGTGCTGCTGGCCTCCGTGGTCCTGCACCTCGTTTCTGACCGAAAGGAGGATGCACGATGAAAATCACGGTAAAGAAGCTGTCCGAGCTGCACAAGCCCGCCCACAACATCCGCCGGCATTCCGAGAAGCAGTTGACCGAGTACATCCGCAGCATTGAAATGTTCGGGCAGGTCAAGCCGCTGGTCGTGGCCGAGGACGGTGAGATCATCGCCGGTAACGGTCTGTATGAAGCGCTGCTCCGCATGGGCCGGGAAACCTGTGACTGCTATGTCATGGTCGGCCTGACCGATGTTCAGAAGAAAAAGCTCATGATGGCCGACAACAAGGTCTATGAGCTGGGATTCACTGATGTGGATGCCATCGAGGAACTGGTCAAGGAGCTGGACGGTGATGTGGATGTCCCGGGCTGGGATGCCGATCTGCTGGAAATGCTGAACAGCACCGAGGATGAAGCGGACGAAATGATTGGCTCCTACGGAGAATTCCCGGAGAGCGAGATTTCGTCCATCAACCGCCAGCAGAATGAGGAACACGTCCCCTATGCAGCAGCGCCTACCTATCCGGTAGCGCCGCCCGACCCACAGCCCGTGTCCACCGTCTCCGAGCCTCCGCAGCAGCCCTCCCCGGTGTTGGAGGTGTCTACACCTACCGAGCCGGAAACCGCTGTTCCTGAGGCGGCCAGCGGCGCAGAGCAGCACCGGTACATCCGCTGCCCGAAGTGTGGTGAGCTGATATGCCTGTGAAAGTAGTGGAAAGCAACCTGAACGTGTTGCAGGCTGCGAAGATCCGCATCCGAAATGTGTTCGCCAACGGCTGCAAAATCTACCTGAGCTTTTCTTCCGGCAAGGATAGCCTGTGCATGGCCAACCTCGTTTATGAAATGATTCTCTCCGGTGAGCTGGACCCCAAGCAGCTGACGGTGACGTTCATCGACGAGGAGGGGCTTTACCCCTCGATGGTCGATGCAGCATACCGCTGGCGGCGCAACTTCCTGTCGGTCGGCGCAAAATTCTTGTGGTTTTGCCTGCCGTTCAAGCAGGTGTCCGTCATTGACCACCTGTCCAGCTCCGAATCGTGGATAACGTGGGAGCCGGGCAAGGAAGATGTCTGGATGCGCAAACCGCCCGATTTTGCCATCATGTACAGTCCCTACCTCCACTATGCAGGGGAAATGAACTACCAGACGTTCTGCTCCAAGGCGTTTTCTGACGGCATCCAGCTTGTCGGTCTGCGCACGGCGGAAAGCCTGACCCGCTTCAAGTGCATTGCCAACACCAAAATGGAGCGCATCACCCGCGGCGGCAAGTTCTATCCCATCTACGACTGGAAGGACTCCGATGTGTGGCTGTACATCAAGGAGCGAAACCTTGAATTTCCTGAGATCTACATGAGGCTCTATGAGGCGGGTGTCCGAAAGAATGCCCTCCGGCTGTGCGCATTCTTCGGTGACTGCGGCACACAGGGCCTCCGTTGGATAGCTGAAACGGACAACGACCTGTGGGAGCGCATCCAGCGGCGAGAACCCAATGCCTACCTCGTTCTGCTCTACTGGGATTCTGAAATGTTCCGGCGCACCACCCGCAAGCGTGGGGAGCTGGAAGAAGAATCCGAGAAAAAGGACTATAAAGCCCTCTGCAAAGACCTTCTGTTCCTGCACCCGGAGCGCTACACCATCGCCAAGGACACCCTGTCCCACATCGAGCACTGGCGTGGCCTGTTCATCAAGACCTACGGCATCGCTGAGCAGAAGCACTACAAGACCATGTACGAGGGCCTGTTGTACGGAGACCCCAAAATGCGTATCCTGCGCATTCTCTGGACCACCATCTACAACGACCACAACGCCCGCATCAAGGAGGAGCAGAACCATGGAAAGCATTGATGTATTCGCCCCGCTGGCATCCCTCCAGTGGGTAGACCGCAACACTATTCACGCCAACGACTACAACCCCAACAAGGTCAGCGAGGAAAACCTGAAGCTGCTTATCCAGTCTATCCTGACCAACGGCTGGACACTGCCCATCGTGGTACGCCCTGACGGCACCATCATTGACGGCTTCCATCGCTGGACTGTATCGGGCCGGGAGCCGCTGCTGTCCCTGCTGGGCGGCAAAGTGCCGGTCGTAGTCGTAGACCACCACGGCGACGAGAGCGCCGACGTGTACGGCACCATAACCCACAACCGTGCCCGTGGCACCCACCTGTTGGAGCCGATGAAAGCCATTGTCAAGAAACTCATTGACGAGGGCAAGACCGTGGAGGAAATCGGCAAGCAGCTGGGCATGAAGCCCGAAGAAATCTTCCGCCTGTCCGGCTTTACCAAAGACGAGTTCCTGAACATGATGACCAAGGGCCACGACACATACTCCAAGGCTCAGGTCATCCGCAGCGTATGAAATCGTCCTTGCCAGCGCTCATGCGGGCAGGGGCTTTATCTCGAGGAAAGGAATCATCACTATGGACTACTATGATTTTGTGGCATCCGCCATTGCTGCCGTCGCCAGCCTCTATAATGCAAACGCTGAGCTGGCACATCTCCAGAAGATCGGCGTGAAAGACGTGTGCGTACTCTGGTGCGGCAGTACCCTTCAGAACAACAAGGCTTGGCTGTCCACCACCGTCCCTGACTGTATGTACTACGAGGCAACCTACGACGGCGACAAGAAAGAGCTGCGTCTGGATGCCTATAGGAAGATTCAAAGCGTGAGCATTCCCTGCTGAAAGGAGCACGACACCATGAACACCGTAACCGTATACGCCTGTCCCAGCGTCCCTATGGACAGCATCGAGTGTACCATCGAGTATGACCCTGCTGTGGTCGAAGCCTTTCTGCATCCGCCCAACAGCGGACAGGAGCGGGCCGACGATGGCTCGTTCGGTGACGAAAAGGTACTGTGACGGGGGTGCCCCACACTGAGCGGGCTCGTCGACCCCGAAATCGTGCTAGTTAGTAAGGGAAAAATCAGCCATTTCGTTACGCTTTGTATAACGAATTTCAAGGAATTTTCCAGATAGTTTTACCAGAAAAGGAGGTGGTTTCGGATGCCGACAAAAGAGAATCTTGCTGACAGGAACGTAACCACCACCGAGTTGGCTGCTGTGCTAGGCATTACAGGCCGCAGGGTGCAGCAGCTGACACAGGATGGTGTGCTCGTGACCGCCAGCAGGGGCAAGTTCGTCTTGTCTGATGCCGTGCAAGCCTACATCGGCAGCATCTCCCGCGGCGGGCTGACCAAGGAAGAAGCGGAGGAGGCCAAGAAGATTGAGCGGGTCAAGGCCAAGGCTGAGGCCACGCTCAAGACCAGCAAGGCCAAAATCGCACAGGCAGAAGCCAAGGAGCTGTCTGGGCAGATGCACCGCAGCGAGGATGTGGCAGCCATGACCGCCGAACTTATCTACACCATCCGGGGTGCGCTGATGGCGTTACCCAGCCGGGTGGCCATCAATGCCGCTGCACTGTCTGACCCTGCCGAGGTCGCAGAGTATATGCGCGGCGAGGTCAATCAGATTGCGGAGGAAATCGCTCTGTTCCGCTATGACCCGGCCAAGTATGAGGCTCGCGTCCGGGAACGCCGGTCGTGGACTGAAAAACTGGACGGTGACGAGGATGAGTGACAACGCCGCCGTAGACCGCCTGAACGCGCTGGTGTCGAAGCTGGTGGCAGCTATTCGCCCGCCGCCCAACGTGACGGTCAGCGAGTGGGCTGCACAAAACCGCGTCCTGTCCCCGGAAGCGTCTGCCGAACAGGGTCGCTGGCGCAACAGCAGAACGCCCTATCTGGTGGAAATTATGGACGCATACTCTGACCCTCGCGTCCATCACATCGTTGTCGTAGCGTCCTCGCAGGTCGGCAAGAGCGAATTTGAAAACAATGTCATCGGCAGAACGATTGACGTTGACCCCGGATCTATCCTTTTTATCCACCCGGTTCAGACTGATGCAAAGGAGTACAGCAAGCTGCGTATCGCCCCCATGATACGAGATTGTCCTACCTTGCGGGCAAAGGTGGCAGAGAGCAAGAGCCGAGACAGTGGAAACACCATTCTGCAAAAGAGTTACCCCGGCGGCATCCTGACCATGTGCGGATCCACTGAGGCGCACGCTTTGGCATCAAAGCCCATCCGTTATGTGCTGGGTGACGAGCGTGACCGCTGGGCAGTGAGCGCCGGCACAGAGGGTGACCCTTGGGAGCTGGCAATGGCCCGCCAGACTACGTTTTATAACGCAAAGGCTGTGGAAGTCAGTACCCCCACCATCAAGGGGCACAGTGCCATCGCCAAGTCCTACGTCAAGGGCACGATGGAACGCTGGGTATCCCAGTGTCCGCACTGCAAGGGGTTTCATGAGCTGCGCTGGGAAGATATTCGGTACGATTACGACACCATCGAGACCCACGGCGAGAAAACCTACAAGGTCAAGGATGTGTGGTATCTCTGCCCGGAGTGCGGCTGCATTTCGGACGAGGTGACCATGAAGCGGGCACCCGCTCACTGGCAGGCCGAAAACCCGGCAGCCTATGAGAACGGCATCCGCAGCTTCTGGCTGAACAGCTTCGTCAGCCAATGGGCGGCATGGAAAGACACCGTGCTGAAATACCTGAACGCACTGGGCGATACGAAGAAGATGCAGGTCGTGTACAACACCCGGCTGGGCCTGTTGTGGGAAGACCGCGGCGATGTGCAGGACGAGGACACCATGCTGGGCCGCAGGGAGGAATACCCTGCGGAACTGCCGGACGGCGTGCTGGTTCTGACTGCTGGCGTTGACACACAGGATGACCGCATGGAGTACGAAATCGTGGGCTTCGGCCACTTCGGTGAAACATGGGGCATCGAAAAAGGCATCATCATGGGCCGCCCGGACAGTGACGAGGTCTGGCAACAGCTTGATGAACTGGTATTCGACCGTCGCCTGAAATTCGCCGATGGCGTGGAACTGCCCGTGTCCATAAAGTTCGTGGACGAGGGCGGCCACTTCACGCAGGATGTTCGCCTCCGCTGCCATGAGCGCATCGGCAAAAAGGTGTTCTGCATCAAAGGCTTTCCCGGCTCGGACAGGCCGTTCACGGCTCCGCCCAAGCAGCAGAAAATCACGATACAGAACCGCTACGTCGGTATGTGCTGGCAATACCAGCTGGGCGTTGATTCCGGCAAGCAAATCATCATGGATGATTTGAAAGTGCAGGAGCCGGGCGCCCGGTATTGCCATTTCCCACGCCGGGATGACTACGGGCTGTGCTATTTCAACGGCCTGTTGTCCGAACATCTGGTGTACAAAGAGAACCACCGCAATCCGTGGCAATGGGAGAAAATCTCCGGCCACGAGCGAAACGAGGCACTTGACTGCCGGAACTACGCTTTGGCAGCCTACAAGGTGCTGCCGAAAGACCTCGATGCCATCGACCGTGCCCTGAAAAGGCTGCGTGGAAAGGCGGTCGATGCCCCGGCAGCAGTAAACATTCAACAACCACAGCCCTCCCACAGAAAAAAGAGGGAGAGCCTATTGGACGACTGGTGAGGTGTGAGATATGAATACCACGACCATCAAAAAGCGGCTAGAATTCCACACGCAGCGGCTTGACAACCTGTATACGGCATACAACAAGCTGCTGTCTGGCGGCGTGAAAAGCTACCGTCTGGATGACCGTGAGCTCACCCGGCTCGACCTCGGCAAGCTTAGCGATGAAATCAAAGAGGCCGAGCAGAAAGTCGATGAACTGGAATCGTTGCTGAACGGCCAGAGCGCGCGAAAAGCGTTCGGGATCATTCCGCGAGACTGGTAACAATTTTGGGTAACGGCCCATCCGGGTCTTTGCCGCGGGCTGGCTGCTTTTCACTCCTTTCCCCAGCCAGTCCGCTTAGTTTGAAAGTTATGGAGGCGATATTTTGAAATACCGTGCAACGGCTGCGCCGCAGGCCAGCGGATACAGCGAGGCTGGTGCAAGCCATAAGCGGCGTGCGCTGCGGGCATTTTTCCCGAACAGCAATTCGCCATCCAGCGATATACACGACAACGCCGACACCCTGCGGCAGCGCAGCCGGATGCTCTACATGAGCGCACCTGTCGCCACAAGTGCCATCAACACGAACCGCACAAAGGTGGTCGGCACTGGCCTGACCCTGAAATCCACCATCGACCGGGACGTTCTGGGTCTTACCCCGGAGGCGGCCAAGGAATGGCAGACCAAGGCTGAGGCCGAGTTCCGGCTCTGGGCCGAGAACCGCCGCAACTGCGATGCTATGGGGCTGAACAACTTCTACGGATTGCAGCAGCTGGCCCTGAAAAGCTGGCTTATGAGCGGCGATGTGTTCGCCGTTGTGAAAATCCGGGACGTTGATAAGCTGCACCCCTACGCCCTGCGGCTGCATCTGGTGGAGGCCGACCGGGTGTCTACACCGAACCGATACGGCAGCGCGATTGACATTTTGGGATACACCGTAGGCAAGAACCCCGACAACGGGAACAAGATTCTCGACGGTGTAGAGGTGGACAGCAGCGGTGCCGTTGTGGCGTACCACATCCGAAATACCTATCCGCACGAGTGGATCAACAGCGAGGAAACCGTATGGCAGCGTGTGGAGGTCGTTGGCAAAAAGACCGGACTGCCCCAAGTGCTGCACATCATGGAATCGGAACGGCCGGACCAGTACCGCGGCGTTCCCCTTGTTGCGCCTATCATAGAACCGCTGCTCCAGCTGCGCAGATACACCGAATCCGAACTGCTGGCGGCACTTGTCCAGTCGTACTTCACGGCGTGGATTGTGTCGGATGCGCCCAAGGACGCAATTCCGTTCAACGAAACTGGCAGCGGAGATCTGGGCGGCGTTCCTGTTGAGAACCCGCAGATGGACAATGCCAGCCACAGCACGAACGAGTACGAAATGGGCCCCGGTCAGGTGGAACATTTGGCCAAGGGCGAAGACATCAAGTTCGGAAACCCAAACATTCCGACCGCCGGATTTGAGCAGTTTGTCAAAACGCTGTGCAAGCTGATGGGCGGCGCAATCGAGATGCCTTACGAGCTGTTGCTCAAAGAGTTCAACGCCAGCTATTCCGCCTCCCGTGCTGCCCTGCTGGAAGCATGGGAGGCGTTCAAGATGCGCCGCACATGGCTGGTGGACAGCTTCTGCCAGCCCGCGTATGAGATCTGGCTGGCAGAAGCCGTAGCCCGTGGGCGAGTAATCGCTCCGGGCTTTTTTGATGACCCGCTGCTCCGTGCTGCATGGTGCGGCGCCCGCTGGATTGGCCCTGTGCAGGGCAGTCTTGACCCCGCCAAGGAAGTCAGTGCAGCCATTCTCCAGACGCACCACGCCTTTAAGACCCACGAACAGGTCACCCTTGAGATGGGCGGCGGCGACTGGACTGAAAACGCCGAACAGCTGGCTCGTGAAAATGAGCTGCTGAAAGCAGCTGGCAGTGAGGGCGCAATCGAAACCACCGCCAGCATTACGACACAGGGAGGTAAGCAAAATGCCCAAACCGAATAACGCACCGCAGGTGAACATCCAGCGGCCTTGTTACGCAATGGCCAGCACTGACGGTCAGACTGCCGACATTACCATGTACGGCGATATCGTGGAAAAACAGCCCATCGACAGATGGACCAATGAGCCGATTCCCGGCCAGTACATCGTTGAGAGTGAGTTTCTGAACGACTTGTCACAGATTGAGGGGTGTTCACAAATCACCATCCGCATGGACAGTTTGGGCGGCGATGCAGGCGTTTCCATCCTGATTCACAATCGGCTCCGGGAGCTGGCGGCCAAAGGCACCAAGCTGGTCTGTATCGTGGACGGTGTGGCAATGAGTGGCGGCAGCCTTATCATGTGCGCCTGCGATACCGTCCGCGTAAATCCGTCCAGCCTCGTGATGATTCACAAATGCTGGAGTTTTGTTCTTGGCGCATACAACGCAGATGAACTGCGCAAGGCTGCCGATGCCAACGATGCGTGGGACAAGTCGCAGGTCAGCATCTACAAGCGCAAGACTGGGATGTCTGAAACTGTGCTGTTGCACATGATGGCCGACACTACCTATATGACAGGCAAAGAGGCCGTAGAAAAGGGCTTTGCCGACGAACTGCTGGATGATGCTGAACCCGTTGCAATCTCCGCAAGCGCAGACCGTCAGACCATCTACGCAAATGGTCACGCCCTGCGCCTGATGCCTGGCGTAAAGTTGCCCGACAACATTCCTATGGCTAAAGCGGCTGCACCTGCTGCCGCTGCTGCAAATACACCGGCGGCACCCGCCGCCCAGTCCAACGAAGGAGGACAATCCACTATGGCAAACAATGCAAATCCCACCCCTGCAACCCCCGCAGCGGAAAACCCGCAGGCCGCAGTTGACGCAGCCGTGAGCGCGGAGCGCAACCGTCTGGCCGAAATCGATTCGGTGGCAAGCCTGTTTGACCCCGCTCTGGTGCAGGAGGCTAAGTACGGCAAGACTGCTTGCGATGCTCGCGAGCTGGCATTCCGCGCCGCCAAGGCTGCTGCTGCGCAGGGTCACGAGTTCCTGAAGAATCTGGCAGCGGACAACGCCGCATCTGGTGCACAGAACGTGGAGGCTGTTCCGGGCGCGTCTGCATCTGGCAGCCCGGAATCTCTGCCCGATGCAAAGGGCAATGTGCCCAAGACGCAGGCCGAGCGCATGGCTGCTGCCGAAGCAGTTGTCGCCGAACTGCTCGACGATGACAAGAAGTAAGGAGGAACACTACTATGAGCGAACTGAGCAAATCTCTCGGCAGCATGGAGTATGACGGCCTGATTGCCGACATCAACCCCAAGCTGGTTGTCAGCGGCGGCACCATCCGCAAGCTGGGCACTGCTGGCACCATCAAGCGCGGCACCATTCTGGCAAAGTCCAGCGGCACTGCTGGCGACAACAAGCTGGTCGTGTTGGGCACCGCTGCTGCCAGTAATGAGGTACTTACCGCCTACTGCATCCTGTGTGATGATGTGGACGTTGGCACTGCTGACGATGTGACCGCCCCGGTGTACCTGATGGGCTGCTTCAACTCCAACAAGGTTACCGTGGCCGACAGTTACGCCATGACCGAGGCCGACAAGGATGCCCTGCGCAACGGTGGCATCGTCTTCAAGGCCGCTGCACCCGCACTGTAAGGAGGATATAACAATGCCTGCTGAACTGAATTTCTTTGACACCTATACCCTGATGGCCGTGCAGAAGCGCATTGTGCCCAAGCAGACTTTTTTCCGTGACCGCTACTTTCCCACGGAGGAGGGCGACATCTTCAGCTCCAACAAGGTGCTGACCGAGTACATGGACGGCGACCGCAAGATGGCAGCCTTTGTGTCGCCTCGTGTCGGCGCAATCCCGATGGAGCGCATGGGCTACGAGATCCACGAGTTTGAGCCTGCGTCCATCGGTGTGAGCCGTCCTCTGACCTCTGATGACCTGACGAAGCGTGGCTTCGGCGAGGCCATCTATGCCAACAGCACCCCTGCCCAGCGTGCCGCAAAACTGGTCCAGAACGATCTGGCTGACATGGATGGCCGTATCACCCGCACCGAGGAGTGGATGTGCGCACAGACCATGCTGGACAACGGATGCGTCATGCAGGAGATGCTCGACAACGTGACCAAGGGCGAGGCAAAGGTCGTGAATTTCTACAATCCCGGCCACGAGAACGACCACATCTACACTGCCGCCCACAAGTGGAACGAGGAAGGTGGCAATTTCTTTGGCGATGTTCCTGCCATGTGCCGTCTGCTGTCCAAGCGCGGCCTGCGCGCTGCCGACCTGCTGCTGGGCGCTGATGTTTATGACGCAGTGATGGATCTCGAAAAGGTTCAGCGTCTGCTGGATAAGAATTCCGGCATCATCATCGGCCAGATTGAGCAGCAGCTGAGCGCATACGATGGCGTTACCTACGGCGGCACCCTCAACTTCCGCGGCTATAAGCTGAACCTCATCTCCGTGGATGAAACCTACGTCGACACCGCCAACGCAGAGAAGCGTTACTTCCCGAAGACCGATGCACTGGTTACGGCTCCGGCCTGCGGTCACCTGATGTATGGTGCTATCACTCAGATCAACTACGGCGACACCATCCAGTCCACCATTTCTGGCCGCCGTGTTCCGAAGTTCAGCATCGATCAGGAAAACGACACTCGCAAGACCGCCCTGAAGTCTCGTCCTCTGGCTGCACCCAAGAACTACATTCCGTGGATTCGCGCCAAGAACATGGTCGGTTAAGCCCGGCCTGAAAGGAGTACACCGATGATTGTTGAAATTCTTTGCGGCGGCTACGGCTGCCCCACCAAGACTGGCGTTCACACTGTTGCGCATGGCGAGCGGTGTGAGGTCAGCGATGCCGAAGCAGCCCGTCTTATCGGGCTGGGTGTGGCGAAATGCGCGTTTTCTGCGCCCACTGCCCCGGAAACCGCCCCTGCGGACGTTCCGGCAACTGCGGAAGGTAACGACACCCCCGCAGCCGAAGCCTCGCAGAACGGCTCTGAGGCGGCACACCTCGACCCTGACCAGCTGCACGACATGACTGTTGCCAACCTGAAAAAGCTGGCCGCAGATATGGGCATCGACACCAAGCAGCTCAAGACAAAGGACGCACTCATTCAGGCTATCTGCGCCGAGGACGTTGTGCCCGGTGACGAGTGCACCGATTGTCCTGAACTGGCAGCTGCGATGCCCACGGCGTGAGTGCCTTTAAAGACGCTGTGCAGGAAGACCTGAACAGCGTCTTTCTGAATCTGGATGAGTTCGCCGAAACGCACACGGTCTACTATGATGGAGAGGAATACCCTGACGTTCCTCTGGTTCTGACAGGCCTCTCTGAAAAGGAACGTGTACGCCAGGCCATCAGCGACCATGCGCAGGGTCTGTACCGGGTCAGCCGGGTGCTGCACTGCGATATTGCAGCCCTCGGCGGAAAGCAGCCTGAGAAGGATTGCAAGCTGGGCATTGACGAGGATGGATTCGTCCGAAACTACTATGTGGCATCCTCTGTCTGCGAGATGGGGATGCTGCGGGTGGAACTGGAGGCGATTGACGAATGAGTGATGTGACAACGGACACCATGATGCACAGCGTAGCTGCTGGCATCACCGTTGACATTGCAGAGGAAGGATTTGACCGGGTGTCTGCCCTCCTCGCCGGAATTCCCGGAGATGCCAATCGTGCTGTAGGATCTGCGCTGGCTCGCGCCGCTGCCGCCGGAAAAACGGTGGCGAAGCGGACAGTCACGCAGGAATATGCCATCAGCAGCAGCGAATTTTCCAACCGCACAAAGAATATCAACAACATCCAGCGTGGCAGCAATGGTGAGGTTTCCATCAACTTCGGCTACCGTGGCAGCGTTATCCCTCTTAGAGTTTTCGACACCAAAGTGGACCGCAGCGGCCGCGTGGTAACTCGCGTGAAGAAATCCGGCGCAAGACAGGCACTGGACCACGCTTTTGAGGCGAAGATGGGTTCTCACTATGGCATCTATGAAAGGCAGGGAGAAAAACGGTTCCCGGTCAAGGAATTGTTTGGTCCTGCCACCCCGCAGATGATGTACTCCAACGAGAATGTCATGGACTCCATCGAGGAGAAAATGGCATCCACTTACGAGGAACGCATTGAGCATGAAATCACGCGAACTTTGAACGGATGGGGTGTCTGATATGACCAGCGTTGTTTTGCTTGAGCAGCTGAAAGCGTTTACCGAGAAAATCATGGCCGATATGATTCTCCCGGTGGCTATGCAGCAGGGCGATACCGAACAGGCCTACCGCGCCCCGGAAGTATATCTGATGCGGTTGCCCGACAGCCGTTCTGCCAAGAAGAAAGCCCCCTACATCATCCACCGGGTCATTCCGCTGGCAACGGAACAGCAGCCCGGCAGCGAGGAGCGCACGGTCGTTTCCGTGCGCTCTATTTTCTGCTGCTACAACCCGGACGAGCAGGAGGGCGACCTTGCACTCCTGAACATGATGGAGCGTTTCCGGGTAGAGCTGCTGAAAGTCCGCAAGGTGGGCGCTGTCGGAGCGGATGGAAAGCCCCGGTATCAGTTCACTCTCGATATTTCTCCTGACCACAAGTTGGAAAGCATTCCTTATGACGAGGAATCGAAGCCCTACTATGCCGGAGAAATGATCACCTACTGGAAGCTGCCGACCGTGCAGCAAACGGAGGACATTGAATTATGGCGGTGAAAAAGACCGCGGCGGAACAGAACGCCGAAAACACTGTGAGCGCCGAGCCTGCACAGAGCAAGCCCGGCGTTTCTATTTACGTCGGCCCGTCCATTCTGGGCTACATCCAGAAAAACACGATTTACCCCTGCGCTGCTGCGGAGGCCGTAGAGCGTGATGATGTGAAGATTGCCACCGAGAAATATCCCGGTGTGGCCGACTTCATCATCAATGTGGACGAGCTGCACACCACGCCTGAAAAGGCAAAAGCACGCGGCGAGGCCATCCTTGCATTTGCAAGGATGCTCGCCAAATCCAAGTAAGGAGGAATACATACTATGGCAGATCATGGTATCAATGTCAGCCGCGCCGATACCGCCGTGGCGACACCGAACACCGCAACCTGCGGCATCCCCTTTGTCATCGGCACCGCACCGCTGTCCAAAGCGACCGGTACCGCTGCGACCGCTGGCCTCCCGGTGCTCTGCACCAGCTATGATGAGGCAAAGGAGCAGCTGGGCTATGACGACGACTGGGCCAAGTACACCGTCTGCGAGGTGATGTATTATCACTTCAAGCTGTGCGCCTGCCAGCCGGTCATTTTCCTGCCCGTTGGCGAGACCGCTGAGGCTTCCGATGTGGCTGCCGCCGTTGAGCAGGTTGAGCTGTGCCTGACTATGTTCGGCATCGTGCCCGACCTGATTATGGCTCCCGGCTTTTCCAATGATGCCACTGTTGCGGCTGTTCTGGACGCAAAGGCTGGCTCCATCAACGGCATGTTTACCGGCAAGGCTCTGGTGGACATTTCCGCAAAGACCTATACCGCTGCGGTTCAGGCGAAAAACAGCGGCACCTATACCGAAAAGACCATCCTGTGCTGGCCCAACGGCACCCTCGGTGATCTGCGTTTCCACGGCTCCACCGTCGAGGCGGGCTGCCTTGCAGAAACCGATACCGGCAACGAGGGCATTCCCTATGAAAGCCCCTCCAACAAGACCGTTCACATCGACGGCCTGTGCGATGACGATGGCAACACCATCAACCTGACCTATAATCAGGCCCTTGTTGTTGATGCTGCAGGCATCTGCACCTTCCTGAACTTCATGGGCGGCTGGACCGCTTGGGGCAACCATACTGCGTGCTACCCCAAGTCCACGGATGTGAAGGACTACTTCATCCCGCTCAGCCGTATGTTCGACTACGTCTCCAACACCCTCATCAAGACGTTCTGGAGCAAGCTCGACAAGCCGATGAACCGTCGTCTCATCGACACCATTCTGGATAGCGCCAACATCTGGCTGAACGGTCTGGTGGGCGCAGGCTATCTGCTGGGTGCCCGTGTGGAAATGCTGGAAAACGAGAACCCGCTGACCAGCCTGATGGCGGGCAAAATCAAGCTGCACGTCTACATGACCCCGCCCTCTCCGGCGCAGGAGATTGATTTTGTGCTGGAATATGACGCTGACTATGTGACCAGCGCACTCCAGTCCTAAAAAGGAGGCACTACAATGGCAATCGATCAGAGCGTTATCAACTTCGCGGTCTATGAGGACAGCGTGGAGTATCTGGGTATGTCGAAAGTTACCCTGCCGGACGTTACCTTTCTGACGCAGAGCATTTCGGGCGCTGGTGTCGGTGGTAACGTCGAAGCGGTCATTCTGGGCCATTTGGAGGCTATGACCCTTGGTCTGGAATTCCGCACCACCACGCCGCAGTCCGTCCAGTTGTCGGAGCTGCGCCGTCACTGCATTGACCTGCGTGTGGCAAACCAGTATGAGGATCCTGTTGCGGGCACGGTCGAGGCACGGAAGGAAAAGCATATTTTCGTGGTCGTGCCCAAATCGACCAAGGGTGGCGCCATTGCCCCCGCAACGCCCACCTCTGGCTCCGGTGAGTACGCTGTCCGCTACTGGGCAACGTACATCAACGGTAAGAAGGTGCGTGAACTGGACCCCCTCAACTTCATCTGCTACATCAACGGTGTGGATTATCTGGCCGGTGTCCGTGCGGCCCTGGGCAAGTAATCCGCATATACCGTTCCGCCGGAGCTGCATTTTGCAGTCCCGGCCTATTTTTTGAGCGTGAAAGGAGCTATCCAGCATGAACGCCGTCATTGACCCGAAAGAATTTGATGCAGCTCAGGCTGCCGCTGCAAAGGCTGCTGCCGCTGCTGACCCGTATACCTACACTCACAAGCTCCAGAAGCCCCTTGACTATGAGGGCAAGCACTACGAATCCCTCACGTTCAACTGGGGCAAGCTGACCGGCAATGACTCCATCGCCATCGAGGCAGAGCTTACGGCTCTGAATCAGCCGGTTATCATCCCCTCGATGAGTGCGGGCTACCTTATCCGCATGGCCTGCCGGGCGTGTACCGAGCCTATCGGTGTTGATGTCATTGGTGCTATGAGCATCCGGGACTACAACACCATCCGCACCAAAGCGAGAAATTTTTTGCTGAGGTCGGACTTGTAACCGGTGATGGCGGCGTGTGGCTGCGGCGACAGGTGCTTGCAATGGCACAGGTCAACTGTACGCCTGCGCCCTACTGGCTGGAAATGCCCCTGTATCAGTTCCGGCAATGGATCCGCAGCAGCAATGACCTCATTGCCGAGCGCCAGAGAGCGAGAAAGGACGGTAAGTAGTGGCTCGTAAAGAGTGGGAGCTGCTGTTCAACCTGTCCGCCAAACAGAACAGCAGCTTTTCCAGTACATTCAAGGCTGCTCAGTCTGCCCTTGTGGAAACGCAGGGAAAGATTCAGCAGTTGAACAAAGTACAATCCGACATTTCGGCGTACCAGAAGCAGCAACAGGCCGTTGACGCAACCCGTCAGCGGCTTTCTGTTTTGCAGCAGCAGTACGACAACATCCAGAAAGAGATTCAAGAAACCGAGGGCTACTCCTCCGCGCTGGAAAACAAGCTGCTTTCCAAACAGGCGCAGATCGACAAGACCACGGCCTCCCTGAACACTTATGAGCAGCGTTTGGCTGCCACCGGGAACGCTCTGCACGAAGCTGGCGTGGATACCACGCAGCTGACGGCGGAAAGCGTCCGGCTGGAAACTGAGGTCGATAAGCTCAAGGATAAGCAGGTTGACCTCAAGAAAACGATGGACGAGGCCGGTGAGGGCGCAAAGGGATTCGGTGAAAAATCGGTCGAGGCGCTTGAGACGGTCGAGGCCACGCTGGCCACGGTCGGCATTTCAAAGGCCCTCGGAGAAATCCGGGATGCCTACATGGACTGCATCAACACCGCAGGTGATTTTGAAGCATCCATGAGCAATGTCGAGGCCCTCTCCGGTGCTACCGGTGAGGAGCTGACGGCCCTGTCCGACAAGGCCAAGGAGATGGGCGCGACCACCAAATTCACCGCTGGTGAATCGGCTGACGCTCTGTCCTACATGGCTCTGGCAGGCTGGGATACCCAGTCCATGCTGGACGGCATCAGCCCGGTGCTGAATCTGGCTGCTGCCGCCAACATGGATTTGGCGCAGGCATCCGATATTGTCACCGACTACCTGACCGCCTTTGGCCTGAAAGCCTCCGACACCACACACTTTGTGGACGTGATGGCCTACGCCATGGCCAATTCCAACACGGATGTCATCCAGTTGGGTGAGGCTTACAAGGCGTGTGCAGCTACCGCTACATCCCTCGGCTACTCGGTCGAGGAAACCACCGCTGTGCTGGCTACCATGGCCAACGCCGGTGTCAAGGGCGGCGAGGCTGGCACGGCCCTGAACGCCATCTTCACCCGCCTTGCAACCAACACGAAAGAGTGCGGGGACACCCTTGCAGAATACGGTGTGCAGATTTATGATGCGCACGGCAATATGCAGAGCCTGTCCAGCATTCTCACAGGCATGGCCGGTATCTGGGACACCCTGACCGACCAAGAGCAAGCCAACCTTGCAAAGGTCATTGCCGGTACGAACCAGTATTCCAAACTGCAAACCATCATGGCCGGGTGCAGCGAGGCCGCAGCCGAGGGCGGGCAGTCTTTTGCGGACTACACCGCAGCTCTGAACGACTGCGCCGGATCTGCCGATAAAATGGCAGGCACCATGCTCGACAACATGAACGGCAGGCTGACCTTGATGCAGTCCGCAGCTGACGGTCTGAAAATCGCCATCGGTGAGGATTTGACCCCCGTGATGTCGGATTTGTACGATGTCGGCGCGGAAGTCCTGGGCTGGATGCAGGGATTTGTAGAGGAAAATCCCGGTGTGGTCAAGGGAATTGCAGCAGGAACCGTCACGCTGGGCGGCCTGGTCGGCACGCTGACTGCGGTTTCAGCTGGCATAAAACTAGCTCATGCGGCGGCAACTCTGTTCACTGGCTCTCTGGCGGGACTTGCTGGCCCGCTGACGCTTGCATCTGTGGCGATTGCAGGAACGGTTACGCTCGTCACGGCACTGGCAACATCTGCCGATGCGACGGTGCCCTCTGTAAAGGAGCTGACCAGCGCCGCTCGTGACATGGGCGACAGCATGGAAGAAGCGAGCGAAAGCTACGATTCCACCCTGTCCAACATGGCAGCGACCGCCAGCGTTGCGGACCAGTACATCAGCAAGTTGGAGGCCATCGAGGCCGCCACAAATGGGAACACGGACGGAAATGCCGAATACCACGACACGCTGGCCCGGCTGTCTGTTCTGGTGCCCAGTCTTGCAGATGATATTGACCTTGAGACCAATTCCATCAAGGGCGGCACCGCAGCGCTGCGCCAGCACACGGATGCCTATGTGGCGGATGCCAAGGCACAGGCCCGACAGGAATACCTGAACACCCTTTATGACCAGTACAACAATGTGCTGGTTGAGAGTGCTGAGAACGAAACCAAGCTGGCGACCGCGCAGGCAAAGGTGGAAAAATCCAATGCCGGCATGTCTGCTGCCTACGATAAGCTGCTGACCACCCTCGGCCTGACGGATGAGCAGTTCAAGCTCACCTACGGCACGGTGGAAGATCTGCCGTGGCGCACCATGAGCGAGGATGTGCAGCAACTGCGCACTGAGTATATGGGGTACTCGGATGACCTTGTCACTGCCCGGCGGGAGGTCGAGAACTACACCGCCGCCGTAGAACAGGATCAGGAGGCTATCAATGCCGCCGAGGCCGAGTATCAGGAGGCCAGCGCCGCAGTCGATGCCCTGAATGCTTCGCAGCAGTCCGCCGCCGACAGCGCAGACGATGTTGCAGCGCAGCAGCAGAATGTGGCGAATGCCATCTCTGATGCAGAGCTTCGGATTCAGGACATCATTGCAGCCTACAAGGATGCCTATGATGAAGCCTACGGCAGCATCAGCGGCCAGTATGCGTTGTGGGATTCTGCGGAAAAGGTCGTTTCGACCTCCGCTGCATCCATCAACAATGCACTGCAAAGCCAGATCACCTACTGGGACAACTACAACCAGAACCTCGAAAAGCTGAACGAACGGGCGGCTGACATCGACGGTCTGAGTGAAATTATCGCCAGTTTTGCGGATGGCAGCAAGGAATCCGTCAATGCGATTGCCGGTATGGCCTCGGCCTCGGACGCTGACCTCGCCAAAATGGTTGAGAACTACGCTGCGCTGAAAGAAGCGCAGGATACCACCAGCGAATCTATCGCCGACCTCAAGACCGGCATGAGCAATTCTATGGACGAAATCGCCCAGACCGTAGCCGATACCGTATCGGAAATGGACATGAGCGACGAGGCCACGAAAAGCGCCAAAGCGACGATTCAGGGCTTCATCGATGGCGCATCCAGCATGATGCCCCGTGTGCAGGAAGCCTATGCCAAAATCGCCTCGGCGGCCTCTACTGCGCTGGCAGGCTCCAACGAGCGCTACAATGTCAACCACGGAATCCCCGGATATGCTGTTGGTACAGAAGATGCGGCCCCCGGCTTTGCCCTCGTTGGTGAGCATGGCCCGGAGCTGGTCTACTTCAACGGCGGGGAATCTGTTCTGACGGCATCGGAAACCAGACGGGAGATGGAGAGCGCAAGCGTTACCCCCATGAGCGCTGAGCTGCCAGAGAGCAGCGGCTCCTCCTCAGCACGCAGCACGGTTCCTATATCGCTCTCGCCGGTTTACCATATCTCAGGTATATCTGATACTGCCGAGCTGCAAAATGTCCTGAATGCCCAGAATGACAGCCTGAGAGAACTTGTCCTCGAAATCGTGAAAGATGCAGAGGACGATGATTTCAGAGGGAGGTATGCATGAGTAAAACCTATACGACTGTGCAAGGCGACCGCTGGGACAGCGTGGCCTATAAGCAGCTCGGCAGTTGCGCCTATGCTCCCAACCTGATGGCTGCTAATCCGCAGCACTTGGGCTATTTTGTGTTCCCGGCCGGAATCGTTCTGACGCTCCCGAATACCGAGACACAAACCAGCTCCACCTTGCCTCCGTGGAAGAAGGTGGTCACATGAGCGACGAAAATACCGCCCGCCATGCCGAGTGTACGGTGGAGTTTGACGGTGTGGACATCACCAGCAGCATCAAGCCCTACCTGCTGTCGCTGACATTTACCGATAATGAGGAAGATGCCAGTGACGACCTGCAGATCAAACTCCAAGACCGGGAGGGCGTTTGGATGACCGACTGGCTCCAGAAGATGCTGGACGGCGATGTGTCGGCCGCATCTACTGATGGCTACAAGGTTGGTGACGTGGTGCAGTTTCTCGGTGGTCCGCACTACAAGGCATCTACCGACAAAAAGGCAAACGGAACACCAAAGGCTGGTCCGGCCAAGATCACCATCATCAAACATGGTGCGCTTCACCCGTACCATGTTATTCACACGGACGGAACGTCCAGGGTCTATGGCTGGGTCGATGCCAGCGAGATCTCCGGTAAATCTGGCGGCAGTTCTTCCGGCAGCGGTGAAGGCGGCCTGAAAATCCGGGCTACCATCACGGCCTGTAACTGGCACTCTGACGGGAAGGATGAGGCGCTGGACTGCGGGGAGTTTGAGTTGGACAGCATAAACGCATCCGGCCCGCCCGACATCATCACCATAAAGGCCACGGGGCTGCCCTATACCAGCCAGATCCGGCAGACCAAGCAGAGCAAGGGGTGGGAAAAGTACAAGTTATCCGGCATCGCCAATGAAATGGCGAAGAAGAACGGTATGCAATCCCAGTTTCTTGCAAAGCAAGACCCGGAGTATAAGCGTGTGGAGCAGTACCGCTGCTCTGACATCGACTTCCTGTCGCAGCTGTGCCATGATGCCGGCCTGTCGCTGAAATGTACAGACGGCAAAATCGTCATCTTCGACCAGAAGGAATACGAGGGAAAAGATTCTGCATGGACTGTCACCAAGGACGACAAGAGCTATATCAAGTGGAACCACACGCTCGGCCAGGCCGGAACGCAGTATGCGTCCTGCCGGGTGTCCTATGTTGGGCCGAACGGCAAGCCCCTTGAGGGTATCGCCTACGTCAAGGACTACGATGCCAAGAGCAAAACCAACCAGCAGCTGGAAGTTTATGCCCCGGTCACGAGCAAGGCCGAGGCCAAAGAACTGGCTGCCAAAAAGCTCCGACTACACAACAAGTTTGAGCGTCAGGTGGGCTTTACCTATTCCGGTGATCCGGGCAAGGTGGCCGGTCTGACGTTTGAGGCTAAGGACTTCGGGCCGTGGGATGGAAAGTACATCGTGAAGCAGGCCAAACATACCGTGACTGGCTCTGGCGGGTACACCACGCAGGTTTCCGGCCGTCATGTTTTAGGAGGGTACTGATGAACACTGCTGTTGATGTTCGCCTCGGTAAAGTCACCGATGTGAACAAAGAAAAGCGCCTTGTCCGTTGTAAGTTTGAGGACACCGGCATCACGTCCGGTTGGCTCCCGGTGATGCAGCACTACAAAGCCATTGTCTATACGGAGTCAGCCGGTGAGCATAATCACCAGTATATCCACCCCAGCCCCTACAACCTTGAAATCAAAAAGACCATGGATGGCTCCCGCCAGATTTGGGATGAAGAGGAAAAGGTTATCGGAGCGGACAACTCCACCGACCATCAGCACAAGTCTCATGTGGTGTGGTGGTTGCCGGCCGTTGATGATACGGTGGTCTGCCTGTACCTCCCGTGCTTCAATGCTGATGGTTTTGTTCTGGGAGGGATTTATCCGTGATCGTTGGTTGCCTCGGAGACATCAGCTTTTCCGTGTTTGATAGTCATGTCGAGACCATCAAGAACATGGTGCAGAATGTGTCGGCCAGATACACGACCCACCAGCGCACCGGAGGTCCTGCCCTGACCGAGTTTACAGGCACCGATGCCCAAACTATTACGTTTGACATTGAGCTGGCTGCATACCTCGGCGTGAATCCCGCCAAGGAGCGGGAACGGCTGAAAGAATGTGTCCTCAACGGGACTACGCTACCGTTCGTTCTCGGCAATGTGGTCTACGGCAGCTATCGGTGGGTTATCAAATCTGCAAAATTTAAGACCCTGCACACAAACGCTTTCGGTACGCCGACATGGATTACCGCAAGCGTTTCTTTGTTGGAATACCAGAGAGAATGAGGTGATTTTTGTGAGCAACTACTTGGTATCGGCAAACGACCTGACCACCATTTCCCTTGGAGAACAGGATACCGTGACCAGCGTTCTGCAGAACATCGCCGTCATCCTGTCCACACCAAAAGGCACAGTGCCGTGCTATCGGGAATTTGGCATTGATATTGCGAACATTCTCGACCGGCCGGAAAACGTGGCGCAGCCTATGCTCTGCGCTGCCATCAAGGAGGCCATCGAGCGATTTGAACCTCGTGCTACCTACATGGGGACTACCTTCAAGGAAGCCCCTGACACTCCCGGGCGGATGCTGCCCGTCGTGGAGGTGAGCATCAGTGCGTAAAACTTACGAGTTCGTGTCCACGGACATGGATGAGCTGGACAGTCTGCTTGTCACAGGGTATGAGCAGTTCTTTGGCAAAACTGTGATGCCCGGCAGCCCGGAACGGCTTTTCATTTCGTGGGTCGAGGATGCCATCATGTACGAGCGTGCCCAGAACAACTGGACAGGCAGCCAAAACTTACCCAGCAGCGCAGAGGGCGAGTATCTGGATGGCCTGGCCGAGCTGTTTTACTTGCAGGAGCGTCCTAAGCCTACGGCGGCGACCTGCACCATGCGCTTTTACATCAGCGAACCCCGCCAGACGGCGGTACTGATTCCGGCCGGCACCCGTGTCACGGACGACAATGCAGCCCTGTACTGGGAAACATCCGCCGATGAGTACGTTCCCATCGGCGCAACATACACGGATGTTCAAGTGACCTGCCAGACCGTAGGCACGGCGGGCAATGATTATGCTGTGGGTGACATCCACACCGCTGTTGACATCTACGACTACTATTCTGGCTGCTCCAATATCACGGTTAGTGCAAACGGCTCTGATGCCCCGGACGACGAGGAATTTTATGAGCTGATGCGTGACAGTCAGAGTGCATGGTCTGATGCTGGCCCAATCGGTGCCTACAAATACTTTGCAAAGAGGGTTTCCACGGAAATCGCAGATGTCGTTGCAAATTCGCCCAGCCCTGGCACGGTTTGCCTGTATGCCGTCATGAACGACGGCAGCGTGGCTGGCGAAGAAACCAAGCGTGCCATGGTTGCGGCCTGCTCACCGGATGAAATCCGGCCGCTGACGGACTATGTGATCTCCGGCGACCCGGAAGAAGTGCCCTATGATATCGACCTGACCTATTACCTGACCCGTGACGGAAGCATTTCCGCAAGTGAAGCTCAGTCTGGCGTGAATGAGGCTGTGCAGCGGTACATCCGCTGGCAGTCCGGCAAGATGGGCAGGGACATCAACCCTGACAGGCTGCGGTATCTGCTTCTTTCGGCCGGCATCAAACGTGTAGACCTCAAACAGCCCGCCTTTACTCCGCTGGAAGACGGTGCGCCATCCCTTGACCGCAACGACAAGGTTCCGCAAGTGGCAAAGTTGGGCACGGTGACGATAAAGAGCGGAGGGTATGAGGATGAGTAACCACGGCCTGACTGCTGACAACATGATGCAGCAGTTTCCGATTGCGCTCCAAAAAGACCCTAAGACGGTGGCTCTGGGACAGGCCATAGCCAAGGTGATGGAATCCCGGCAGGATGAAATCGACTCCCTGCGGATTTATACCCGCATCGACGAACTGCCCGAATGGCTGCTTGACATTCTGGCTCGTGACTTCGCCGTGGACTGGTACGATAGATCCTACACCCTTGAGGAAAAAAGAAAAACCATCAAGGACAGCTTCTATGTTCACCGGCACCGTGGCACAAAAGCGGCTGTTGAAAGAGCCATTTCTGCGATTTATCCCAATCCCAAAGTTTTGGAGTGGTTTGAGTACGGCGGCGATCCGTACCACTTCAAGCTCCGTATCACGGTTGATTTCGCTGCAATCAATGAGGCCAAACATCAGCAGGTTTTGCAAAAAATCATCTGCTACAAAAATCTTCGGTCGCATTTGGACAGCGTCATTTACTACACGGAAACGGAGCCGAAAGCGTGCTATGTTGCAGCGATTCCCTGCGCCACAACGATGTCCTACACGGTTCTTATGCCGGGTGTTATCGAGCCGCGGGCAGTCAGCGCACACGCCTGCGCCGCTGGTGCGGTCAGCACAACTCGGATGAAAACGACCATTGCGCTGCCCGGAACTATCCACGCCAAGGCTGTGTCTGCACAGGCGCTTGCATCTGGCAGACCTGCGCAGACCTATGAAACCGTCACCATCAAGTTAGGAGGGAAATCGTTATGAGCTGGGAAAAATATGCATATACCAGCGCCGGTGCTGCGATGTTGTCCGAGTCCATTTCGGGCGGTGCGCTCACCATCACCCGTGCTGTAAGCGGCACGGGCACCGTTGACACCGACTTGTCCGAGGAAACGGCAGTCAGCGGTGATACCTATGAGCTTAAACTGCTGGGCATCGACACCGTGGAATATGAGGGTGAAAAAGCCCGCAAAGTTAGCATTTGGACGGGCGGTGCAGATAAGCCGTACTTCATGCACCAGATCGGTGTGTTTGGCCGCCTCAATGACGACCCGGAGGACACGCTGCTCTTTTTGATGCAGGACGATCGGGGCATCGAGATCCCGGCCATCGGTACTGCTGACCATGAATTCCAAATTGCTGTGTTGCTGGCCGTTTCGACCAAAGCCAATATCTCACTCACCGTTGACCCGCAGGTTGAAGCAATTATGCGGATGGTGCGGGAAATGGTGCTGAAGGAGATCTCACAGCACAACGATGCACCGGATGCCCATGCCAAAATCATCACCGAAGCCACCAGTAAGGCTCTGAAAGAGCTGGAGGAATCCGGCCAGATCATGTCGGAAGACAGGGTCAAAGAACTTATCAAAGAAAGCGGCGGCGGTGGTGGCGGCGGCTACTATGGCAAATACGACCTGACCCTTTCTGTGGACGGCTGGAAAGCCGTATCGGACAGCGAGGGTGAAATGCCGTATGCGTATACCTACGATGCAGAGTTGGCAGACTGCACCCCTGAGCTTTGGCCCAGCGGTTCCGCAACTGCCAGCTGCTTTTCTATTTCGAACAAGGCGGGTGTCCTGAACGGGTGCGAGACTTTGAACGGTATTGTTCGCTTTTTCTCTCAGCGCATCCCGGAAGCTGATATTCAGGCAGTCGTCACTCTGTTCGGGAAAGGAGGTGGCACCGGTGAACTGGTAATTGCGACCCGTGACCGGCTGGGATGCGTGAAAATTGGCGACGGCGTGGAAGTGACCAAAGACGGTGTTATTTCTGTCCACGCCACAGTTTCCGAAGACCAGATGGCAGCTACGGATGATGTATCCGAAATGCTGGCCGAAATCTACGACAAATAAACACCAAACAACAATTTACGGAGGATACTTATTATGGCTTACAATGTTGAGAAGCTCGCAAAGCTGGGCGCACTGAAGGAGCTGGGTCTGAAGCAGAAGGCCGTTGACGAGGCCCAGAACAAGCGCATCAAGGCTCTGGAGGATGTCGGCGCACAGGCCAACGTCTTGGAGGGCGTTAAGGTGAACGGCGTTGCCCTGTCCATCGCTGAGAAGATGGTGGACATTCTGGTTGCCACCGGCTCCAAGAACGGTAGCATTTCCGTGGCTGGTACCGATGTTGCCATCAAGGGTCTGGCTGCACTGGCCTACAAGGCGAAGATTTCCCAGTCTGACCTCGACGACGCTCTGGCTGCTGTTCTGGCTGCAAAGGCCGACAAGACCACTACTCTGGGTGGATACGGCATCACCGACGCTTACACCAAGGACGAGATCAACGCCAAGATCAGCGCTGTCTATAAGCCCGCTGGCTCTGTGGTCTTTTCTGCGCTGCCCGCGCTGGCTGAGAATGTTCTGGGCAACGTCTACAACGTGACCGATGCTTTCACCACCACCAACAACTTCGTTGAGGGTGCGGGCAACAAATATCCCAAGGGCACCAATGTCGTGGTGGTCAAGGTCGGCGATGCCTACAAGTATGATGTGCTGGCCGGTTTCGTTGACCTGTCTGGCTATGTGGAGAAAGAAGCGGGCAAGGGTCTGTCTGACGAGAACTTCACTGCGGCTCTCAAGGATAAGCTGAACGGCATTGAGGCTGGCGCAAACAAGTATGTCCATCCCACCCACACCGCTGCTGCCAGCGGTTTGTACAAGACCACTGTGGATGAAGAGGGCCATGTGACCAATACCATTCCTGTGACCAAGGATGATATCACCGGCCTTGGCATCCCGGCTCAGGATACCACCTATGACGAGGCGACCACTGCCAAGGCTGGCCTGATGTCCGCTGCGGATAAGACCAAGCTGGACGGCATGGATACCACCATCGATAAGGCCATTGCGAACCATACGGCTACCGATGCTGAGGTGTCCGAGATGCTGGCAGAGATTTACGGCGAGTAAGCCTCTGAGATCTCATGAGTAAAGGGGCGGCGGAGAATATTCACCGCTGCCCCTTATTTTTTTATGGGAGGTGACTTCTTTGAGCAATGCGCTCACAACTTTGGATCAGCTCCGCAGCGCTGCATCCCAGTCCAGCAATGCTACCGCCAAAGTCGCATCTGCCGCCGCTGCTGCACTGGAAGAAATGCACGGACTGAAAGCAGACCGGGCAACATTCGTTTCGTTCTCCATCCCTGTCACCGGCTGGAAGTCCGATTCCAGCGTCCCCGGGTATACGAAGTACATCGACATCAAGGTGGATGGTCTGACGGCGGCAGATAGCGTGGTGGTGGATGTTGTCCCGGCGAGCAGCGCAGTTGCACGAGCGGCAAATTTTGTTGCGACGGAAAGCCGTGCCGGCATCCTCCGGCTCCGTGCGGCATCGGTGCCCACAGCTGCGATTTCGGCGCAGTACCACATCATCACGGCCGCGACAGCGGCAAAGGAGGGTTAATCTTATGGCATGGGGTCCTTTTAATGCTGGTGGTGGCGGCGGTTCGTCCGGCGGCACTGCGGCAGATATTTCCTATGACAACAGCAAGTCCGGAATTTCGGCGGCGAATGTGCAGGAAGCCATTGATGCGCTTTCTGTGCTGACCCTGACGATTCAGGCCGTGCCCGCCCAGAGCGGGAGCTTGACCTATACCGGCTCCACCCAGAGTCCCACATGGAAAGGCTATGACAGCAGCATGATGACGATCGGGGGCGTGACCTCCGGCATCAATGCTGGCACCTATACGGCCACGTTTACGCCCATCGGCAAGTATGTCTGGACGGACGGCACGCAGGAAGCCAAGAGTGTGTCGTGGACGATTGGCCGAGCCGAGGTCAAGAATGTGCCGGCACAGACCGGCAGCGTGACCTATACCGGCTCGGCGCAGTCCCCTGCATGGAGCAACTATAACAGTTCTCAGCTGACGATCGGCGGCACGAGCAGCGCAACCAACGCTGGCAGCTACAGCGCCACCTTTACCCCGACTTCCAATTATAAGTGGTCGGATGGGACGACTACGGCCAAGAGCGCTTCGTGGACGATCGGCAAGGCGACCGGCAGTATTACGCTGTCCGCAAGCAGTCTGAGCCTGACCTACCCGAAAACCTCTGGCGCCATCACTGTTACGCGGCCGGGCAGCGGTACGGTGACCGCATCCTCTGGCAGTACGAACATTGCAACGGTAAGTGTTTCCGGCACCACCATCACGGTGACCGCAAAGGCGACCGGCAGTGCCACTATTACGGTCAATGTGGGTGCAGATACCAACTATACTGCACCGTCCAGCAAGACGTTCACGGTGGCCGTTACGCTGGTGTCCAAAACGCTCAGCAGCAACAGTTGGGCAGTCATCAAGGCCGTCAGCGATGCTGGGCAGGGTGCAAACTACTGGTCTGTTGGTGCCACGAAGTCCGTGACCATCAATGGCAAGGTGGGTGCGACTACGATCTCCAGCTTGAAAGTTGATGCCTTTATCATCGGTTTCAACCACAATTCCGGCAAGGAGGGCAGCAACCGCATCCACTTCCTGTTGGGTAAGATCAGCGGCAAGTTTGTTGGTCTGGTGGATAGCAGCTACGGCAGCACGACTTCCACGTCTGGCGCATTCACGATGAACACCAGCAACACGAACTCTGGCGGCTGGGGAAGCAGTCAGATGCGAAGCAAGGTACTGGGGAGCGCAAGCTCTCCCACCAGCCCGACCGCGAACACGCTGATGGCCGCACTTCCCTCTGATCTGCGGGCAGTGATGAAGTCCTGCACGAAGTATACGGATAATAAGGGCGGCGGCAATACCGCCAGCAACGTGTCCTCTACCACGGATTATCTGTTCCTGCTGTCCGAGTATGAGGTTTTTGCAACGCACCAGTATTGCAATGATGCGGAGCCGAACTATCAGGCACAGTACGATTACTTCAAAGCGGGTAACAGCAAAGTTGCCAATAAACATTCCGCCACCGGAACGGCGGCGGTCTGGTGGCTGCGGTCGCCGTACTACAACAGCTGCTACACCTACTACTTCTGCGCGGTTTCGTCGTCGGGGTCGTTGGACTCTATCACCGCTAGCAGTGCGTATGGTGTTGTGCCCGGCTTTGTAGTCTAATCCCCCCGCAGGGGTTCTCGACCTACTCAAGCCCACGGAAGTGGGCGGAAACCAGCAAATTTCCCTCAAAAAATCCAAAGGGCGCGTCAGCGCCCCGCGAGAATTTTTGAAAAAAGATGCTGAAAATGCTATCACTCAGCTGTCTTTTGAGTGCATACACGCCATAAAAAACGCTATACAATACTTTCAAAACCTGTTCGTTAGGAGGTATTGTATGGCAACTAACAAGCGCGTCTTTACGTTGCGCCTGTCCGATGAGGTTTTTGACAAAATCGGTGTTCTTGCGACAAAAGAGCATCGGTCCATCACGAACTACATAGAGTATGTGCTGCTCAAGCATCTGGAAGAAGTTGAGCGAGAGCAAGGGGAAATCAATCTTGATGACCCCAAGGGAGACTAAAGCATCATGTCAGTTTTGAAATCCAAGCGCACAGAAAGCAAGGCGGAGTATGTGAATGTCGCCAACGCGATTTACATTGAAACGATAAACTTCCTGACCCGCATTTCCGCAAGGTATTCCAGATTGATTGCAGAGCCGGTCGCAAAGCTGGCGGGTGAGGTGATAGACCACGCTGAAAAGGCGAACAGCATCTATCCCTCAGACGATCAGCGGCGCCAGCTTCGCAAAGCACATCTTCTGGAAGCGCGGGCATCCCTGATGGCGCTGGATGTTCGGTTGACTCACTGCTATCTCATCATGACCCAGAACCCGCAGGGATGTTTCACAACTCCCTCAGGGAAAAGTGTCGATGCGAAGAAAGCAACTGAAAGACTGGACAAAATGGCTCAAAAGTTGGGTGAGCTGATTGACAAGGAAAACGACCTGCTGCAAGGCATGATCGGAACGGTCAATCGGAAAGCCTGATTTTTAAGTGGGTGTATCTCTGTCAATTCCTGCGGCGGCGGTCTGGTGGCTGCGGTCGCCGAACTACAACAACATCAACAACAACAACAACAACTTCTGCGCGGTTTCGTCGTCGGGGTCGTTGGACTATAACAACGCTAACAATGCGTATGGTGTTGTGCCCGGATTTTGCAATGCTTGGTCACATGGAGTAGCCATAGGTGAAAGACGACCATAGCAAAAGGAGAGGTACTTCCCTGAGGGTCAAACCTCTAAAACTGCTTTTCGATATGCTGACACGGACGCTTCTTGCATGGCGCGGGATGCATCTTACCGCGTTTCATGTGCCGGCATAAAGCAGATTAGACGATGCCCTACAATTCATCTGTACGAGGAGCGAATACTTTTATGACAAGTCAGGAGCGCCATGAAGCACGATACCAGCGCCGCCGGGCAGCACGCCGAGCCAGACAGGAAGCTCGTTGTGCCGCCCTCGGTTCGTTGGGAGAAGTATTCAGTTACCACACGATGTTCAAATATGGCCGGAAATGCTGCAACGGTGTACGCTGGAAGCAGAGCACGCAGAACTTTGAGCGGCATCTGTTTTCCCACACAGCGAAGCAGCGGCGGCTTATTTTGGCCAAAAGGTGGCGGCCTAAGAAATACGTTCATTTCACGGTCTGCGAACGCGGCAAGATTCGTGGGATTGACGCTCCTCATATTACAGACCGACAAATCCACAAGGTCATCAGCAAGGAAGTGTTGGAGCCGCTTTACGACCCCAGCATGATCTATGACAACGGTGCAAGCCGGATTGGTAAGGGACTGCACTGGCAGATCAAGCGCATCAAACAGCAGCTGGCACGGCATTACCGCAAGTATGGCCGTGCGGGCGGGGTGTTGCTGCTCGACCTGAAGAAGTTCTTTCCTTATGCACCCCATTCTATCATCTATCAGCGGCACCAGCGGTATATCCTGAACCCTGATTTTCGGCGGATAGCAGATACCATTATTGATACTGCTCCCGGCGAATTTCCGGGCCGTGGGATGCCGCTGGGCGTTGAGCCGAGCCAACAAGAAATGGCGGCAATGCCCAGTGCTGTGGACAACTGGATCAAATGCCAGATGTCCACGCATAGCGCCGGACACTACATGGATGATTACTGCATCATTCTCCCGGATATCGAAGATCTGAAAAATCTGGGCCGCGCTATCGTGCGCCAGTTTGAAATCCGCGGCATCCCGGTCAACAAGAAGAAATGCAAGATCATCCCGCTGACGAAGCCGTTCCGCTGGTGCAAGGCTCGTTTTACCTTGACCGAGACCGGAAAAATCAAAGTCAATGGTAGCCGTGATGGTGTGATACGCGCCCGGCGGAAGCTGAAGCTGTTTCATCGGGAATGGCTGGCCGGGAAACGTACCCTGCAGGAGGTGGCGCAGTATATGAACTGCCAAGAAGCCTACTACAAAAATTTTGATGACCACGGGCGGCTGCTGCGTCTGCGGCGGCTTTGCTACGCTATTTTTGGAGGTAGAGTGCCTTGTTCAACAAAATCATCAAAGCCAGTGATGGCACCGTCCTTGCCTTGACCGAGGACGTGACCTACATCAAAAAAGCCGACAACGGCTGTTATATCCTCTGCCCGGAGCCTGATGCTTCGGGCATTTCTTATGCCGGCACACCGTATCATCTGCTCGATCGTGACCCTATGGGGGACGATTTGGAAAGCGTTATGCTGGAGCAGACCGATATTGGAAGCTGGGTCACGGAAACCCAAACCGCCATCGAGGATGCTGATGCTCTCAACGTGGATCAGGCGTACCGCCTGACCTTGTTGGAGCTGGGCATCACTGATGATACCGATGCTTCTTGAGAAAGGGGGTGAACTGAATGCTGTATCGTACTTGCAAGCGCATGATTGAAAAGGGCAACACCGCTGGCATGGCAACCAAGCTGGATGTCTTTTACGCTGCCAACAAGCTGACCGAGGACGAGTATAACGAGCTGACCGCTCTGCTCGCCGAGAAGACCGAGAAGAAAGAGCAGGTCTAACCCATGGAGCATGAACGCTTTATCGCCCGCCGCCGGGCGCGCTTCGACGGCATAGATGGAAAAGTGAATATTCCCTATGGAACCGCCCTGACTTGTCAGGACGGTTTTCTTATGCACAAAAACCAGCGCGTGTGTGCTGTAGGGAGCCAGAACGGCATGGACTGCTTTGTGCAGGACGATGACGGTAACGGCACCCTGCGCGGGGAACTGGTAGGGAACATCCAGCGGTGCCTTGAGCGCCGGGATGCGGACTATCAGACCCGCTGGAACCGGGTTTGGGCATCGGCACTCTGCCAAAAGTACCGCCGCCCGGAGTCCGAAGACTACTGGCTGTGGGCGAGAGCGTTTTTTGATGCTCCGATTTTTGATTTGCAGGCAATCGCCGCGCTGGTTCAGTGAGGGGGATGGCTGTGAATCTGAAAGAATTATTCTGGAGCGGTGGCGGGATGGTTTTGGTGCTGCTCTCGCTCATTGAGGTTTCGCCCATCAAGATCAATCCGTGGAGCAGGCTTGCGAAAATCATCGGACACGCCCTGAATGCTGAAGTGCTGGAACAGCAGAAGCAGACCCAGAAAAAGCTGGAGGAGCATATCCAAGTTGATGATGAGCGCAATGCCAATCTTCTGCGTACCCAGATCCTGCGCTTCAATGACGAACTGATTGATGATAAGCACCACACGAGGGAGCATTTTATCGAGATTTTGGCCGTCATTGATGCCTATGAGGACTACTGCCGCAGTCACCCCGACTACAAAAACAACCGCTGCATCTGTGCGGTAGCGAATATCAAACGGGTGTACAATGAGCGGCTTCAAAAGCACGACTTCTTATAAGGAGGCATGAAGCGTGAGTGTTATCACCTATAAGCGCGGCGACAAAACCGCGCTGACGAAGAATTTCAGCCGGTACGAGTTCGACTGCCCGTGCGGCTGCGGAACTCAGATGGTAGACCCGGAGCTGGCCGAGAAGCTCCAGCGTATCCGGGATGTGGTCGGGAAGAAGATCAAGATCACTTCCGGCTACCGCTGTCTGAAGCGCAATCAGGACGCTGGCGGCGGTACGAATAGCCGTCACCGCTACGGTATGGCCGCCGATTGGAGGCTTGAAGATCGGAGCCTGAACCCGGTCGCTCTGGGTATCCTTGCCTCGGCGGTCGGCTTCGGCGGCATTGGCATCTACTGGTACGCCGGGAATATGTTCTGCCATGCCGATACGCGCGGGACAAAGGCGACGTGGCTGTGCGATGCAAAAAAGCACTACCCGTCCACGACCTACCTGAAGTTCGTCCTGCCGACCATCCGCCGGGGTTGCACCGGGGATGCAAACCGTGCAGCCACGAAGATGCTCCAGCGGCTGCTGGGGCTGACCCCGGACGGCATTTTCGGCGAGGGCACCGAGAACGCTCTGCTGAAAGCGCAGGAGAAGCACAAGCTGGCCGTGGATGGCATCTGCGGCCCTGCCAGTTGGCGGGCAATTTCTGGGGCCAACAAGTATCTGTGACATAGGAGGAAACCATCATGGAAGCTATTCTGAGTTTTATTCCCGTGCCTGTCGCTGTCATTCTGATGGCGGCGGGTTTTATTTCGCTGGCAGTCGGCGGTATCCGGCTGGGCTACAAGGCTACTGTTAAGAATCTGGCGCTGGATCTGGTGAACCGGGCTGAAAAGTCCATTATGGGTTCGGGGCAGGGGGCGAAGAAGAAAAAGCAGGTCTTCGCCGCCCTCCGCGCCAAATGCCCGGCCATCATCCAGTGGGCAATCACGGATGAAGTGCTGGATGCGGTCATTGAGCGTGCTTTTGACGCTATGACCGCGGCGCTGAGTACCAAAAAGGCTTGACGGATATAAAAACGCCAGCTAAAATAGAACCACTTGAAAAGCTTCGGCTTTTGTAGAGAGCGGCCCGGCATGGTCCACTCTTGATTTTATATTTGGCTACCTCGGTAGCGCGCAAAAATCCCCCTCTGCTTTGTCGAAGCCCTGCGAACCTCGCGGGGTATGTGTAGGCAAAGTGGAGGGGGATTTTTTTGTTTATCGGATGGTGCTGTAGAATTCAATCAACTTGGACAGCTTTTCAACGTCCGACTTTTCCATGCTGGAAAGTATCTTTACCGCCTTTTCAGAAAGACCGGTAGTGTCACACGAAATTCTAATATCGGCATCTATCGTGCTTGCATCGGTCAGTCCCAACAGATAATCAGCAGTGACACCGAAATATTCCGTGAGTTTCATAATAGAATCTCCTCTTGGAGTCTTGTTTCCGTTTTGCCAATCAGACAAAACGCCAACCGATACATTCAAATCTTTTGCCAGCGAACGCACAGTAATCCCGCTTTCGTCAATAAGCGTTCTCAGCCTCGGAGCAAATTTTTCAATGTTACTCATTTTACTTCGCCTCTTTCCATAAATCTCCATTGTATACGCGAACCAGCACCCAGTTGGACAGCGGTTTGACGTTCCCGGTCCAGTCCCGGAGAGCTTCGTCGGTTCCGCAAGCCTCACAGATGTACACGCCCTTGGCGTGGCGGCTCAGTGCTCCGTGGGTCAGTTTGTCCGGCATCCTCTCGCCGCAGCGGGGGCACAGCGGCCAGCCCTGCTGCTGGTCATAGAGCATCTTTTCGATAGCTTTTTCGTCCGTCATTGTACTTCCTCCTTAAACATCTCGGCTAACCGAGTGATATGCAAACCAGTGACCGCGCCGCCGGAACAGATAGAACCAATTCGTGAACTCCTGCCCTGTGCAGTCATAGGGACTGTTGTAACTCCTCAAATAACGATGGTTAAGAAACCAGTTGGTAGCGTCCATCTCGTGCGCCTCGTCCAGCTTATCAGGTAGCTGAACAAGCTCCAGACGGCCGTCATAGTCGGCACAGATGATATGCACATCAGGGGCGGGGCGGTTATTGTAGGCCCGGATCTCCATCTTAACGGTTGCCGCCAAGTTTTTCACGGCAGCCCTCTTTTCGGCAGAGGCGGGAATGTCGCTCTGCATGAACATCAAGAGTGCGTACGCATCCCGCAGCCTCTCGTTATCGGTAATACTGAACATGGTCACCACCTCCTTACTTCATGTTCTGGCGTTCCCAATCGGACCAGCGGTAAATTTCCTTGCAGGACATGGATTCCGGCTTGCTGGTCTGGATATAGTCCTGCTGGCCGAAGATCTCCAACTGGTCGATGTTGTCCGGGCTCTGGGTGATGATTTTCGCCGGGCGGCCAACCTCACCGCCGGGAATCTCAATGCGGCGCAGATACAGGTTGCTGTCAAAGTACCAATCACTCTTGATGTATCGCTCTTCGGCATCGGTTCCCTCGATGGCCTCAATGTACTTGCCGAGCGCACCGAAGACTTCCAGTCTGGTTGGTGCTTTGTCGAAGTCGGTCACATCAAAGAGTTTGATATAGGAGATTCGGCCGCGTTCAACGGCAAGCTCCTCGATGGTGCCGGAGTATTTGTAAAGTTTCATTGTCATATCCTCCAAATGCCCGTATAGCCAGATAGCGCAGCTTTTCGGTTTTTAGGCGGCGGTATTTTCGCTCTCGGCCTCTGTCAAAAATGCAGAGGTGAGATGCAACCGGACGGTCTTGAATTCCGGGCCTCTCATGCCAAGACGCTTGGTGAGCACTCGCATCATCAAATCGTGCTTCTGCTGCTGGGTGTAACCGCTGATGGACTTGAAGTGAAGGTTGTCGTGGTCACAGTTGATAGCCCATGCGCTCATTGCCAAGCAGAACTGAACGTATGCTTTGATGCGCCCGGCGTGGGTGGTTCCGTTGAACAGCCGGAACTCCACGGTGCCCTTTGTGAAGAATGCATGGAGGTTGATTCCGTGATACCGGGTGCTGTTGTAGTGGGAAGAATCCACACCTCCATCATATCCGTCATTCACTACGCTGTACCAGATGCGCTCTGCATCGTTCCGGCTTGCCCGGCCGTTCTTCTTCATTTCACGGAACAGGGCAGGGTTGATTTTGTGGCACCAGTGGTCTGCACGGCTGCCGATCTGCAGGGCTTCGTAGAACAGATCCTGCCGCCCGGTGGCGAAGTTCAGCAGCCGGCAGAGGCTTTCGGGCGTGTGGTTCGCACCGTCAACGTGGACGTGGATACCACAGGAGCTGTTCGCCATGGCACCCTTCTTGACCAGTGCCCGGATGACCTCTTGCAGGTCGGCGATGTCCTCGTACTGGAGAATCGGGGTCACGACCTCGCAGCGGTAGGTATCGTCTGCCTCTACGATTACACCACCTCTGCGCCGCCGGGGAGTGATGGAACCGTCTCTCATGCACTTCCATACGCGGCCTTTGCTATCCTTGGCCTCGTACGTCTGGTAGGTGCCACCTGCAAAGTGGATACCGCCGACACCGAAGTAGTTGGCGATGACGGAGGCGGCTGTTCCGCGGGAAACGCCCGTCATTTCAATCTCAACGCCGAAGTTTTGGCTCTGAATCGTGACCATCTTTGCGCCCTCCCCTTAGTGCAACTGTGCAGCGTGCTTGTGGTAGGTGACGGTGTAGCGGCCACCGTGCTTGACGACCTTGATGTCGTCCATCTTCACGCGCCGGACACCGAACTTCTCGTGGATGTACTTTTTGACCATCGGAGCGGCCTTTGTGGTCACATCCACCGCACTGTCATTGCTGCGGCGGCTCTTGTAGCGGTCAAACCGCTTCTCCTCGGCGGCGTTTGCTTCCTCCTCTGTGCCGTAGAATCCATCCTGTGCGCGGTTGTTCAGACGGTAGAACTTCTTGTTGCTGATGACCTCCAGACGCTCATTCCAGACGGTGTTCCAGCGGTCTTCCTGATTGGGCTTGATGTCGTCCTTGACCCGGCCAACAATCAGCTCCACACCCTCGGTGCCAAGGTAGTTGTTAAATGTGGTGAGCAGCACCCGGATGATCTCGGTGCCGTTTGTAAGGTCGATGTGAGCGACCTCGCCCTGGCTTCCGCCCATCGTTCCGGCGTTGATGTAGTAGCCCTGCGCCATGTAGCTGTTGGCTGCTGCGGTGAACTCTCGGTTGATGTCAATGAACTTCATGCTGAAAACCTCCGATTTACTCTTGACAAATCTTCAATAAAAAAATAAAATGGAGGTGCAAGGGGCTTGTGGATAACGGGCTTTTAGCGGTTAGCGGTTCAGGGTGCGATCCTGAGCCGCTTTTTTGTATGCTTCAAAGCGGGCTACCTGCTCGGCTCTGGTGAGCTTTGCAAATTCCTTGCTTGTCATGGAGCATCACCCCCTTTGGGTTGCTCCCTTGCACCTCGTAACCTCCTCTCTATGTCTATATTATACAACGAATTTCGTTGTATGTCAATAGCAAAACAACATTTTTCGTAAATATTTTTACGAAAAGCGTTGCAATTTTCAGGTAAGTGTGATATAGTGAAGAAAAGGGAGGTGCTTACATGATTCGCATCAAGTTGAAAGCCGTGCTTGCCGAAAAAGGCATCAAACAAAAGGATTTGGTCGCAATGACTGGGATTCGCCAGCCCACTCTGTCGGGCATGAACAACAACTCCGTCAAGCATATTCCGTTGGACGTTCTGGACAAGCTGTGCACCGTTCTGGACTGCCAGCCCGCAGATCTTCTGGAATTCGTGCCGGATGAGAACGAAAAAAGCCCGGACGCTTGACGCATCCGGGCAGGAGAGGTTATTTCTTGCGAGACTTGTTCACGGTCTGAGGGATGTGCCGCACCTCTTTGACCCTACGCTCCGGGTTGGGCTCTCTCACGATGAGGTCATCCAGTTCGCAGTCAAGGGCCTCGCAAATGAGGTCGAGATCATCCAGGCTGACTCGCTCTGCAAAATCGTGGTACAGCTCATTGATGGTCTGGGAGCGAATCCCTGTTGCACGTGCAAGTTCGCTCTGTGTCATCCGCCTTTCGCCGAGGCGGGTAGACAGCAAAATTCTAATCATAGCCTTTTGTCTCCTTTTACCGAAATTTTAGCCGATATGTACCCGGCTTGTCTGCATTTTGGCAGAAAACTTCATATTTCGGGAGTTTTTTCCGATTTTCGGTAAATTAAGACAGAAAAGCGCCCACACTACCGATGATGGTAACGTGGGCGCTTTTTTCATGTCAGGGTGACATTTGGAATCTCGCAAAACAAAACGAACACATTACCGACCATTTGAATGGTGGTTCTGTGTTCGTTTTGCTCTTGATTGGTGGAGAATAGCGGGATCGAACCGCTGACCTCTTGCATGCCATGCAAGCGCTCTCCCAGCTGAGCTAATCCCCCATAAGCTGGTGTTGAGGTGTCGTGTTCCTGACGACGTGTATTATTATACCAGCAAGGTCGTACCTTGTCAACGCCTTTTTTGAATTTTTCCAGAATTATCTGTACAAATTTCCGGCAGGATCATGCATCCGGATTTTGGGGCGCCGGGCTGTGCGGCTGGAACTGCCGTCACACCTTTTTCGCCGTGTTTCCGGAGCTGTTCTCATCCACCCGCTGTGTCCGCCGGAAAATTGTGCAAAACAAAAAGTTCAACGCACTTTCATACGTTGAACTTTTTTGGTGGAGCGAAGCAACCTAAATCCGAACCATTGCCCTCTGGGGCATCTTTGGCGGCGATTTCATCGAAAGTGATGGTTTTTGTGCCGTCTTTGTAGTTGAATGTAATCAAAACTCTTTCATCATAGAGATAAACGGCGTTCACGAATGTATTGATAAGCGTTTCCCGGTGGCTTTTCACGTTCGGGTCGAGCTTGCGGAACCGGGTCAGCCAGAAACGAACCTGATTTTCGCTTAACCGAGGCCGAGCGATTTTTTCTTCGGCGATCCGAACCTCAAGTTCTTTCTGCTGGGCTTCCAGCTTTTCCAGCCGAGATTTGGTGGAGTTGGTCAGCACACCTGCTTGAATGGCGTTCAGCATATTTTCAATGCCGTTCTCTACCTCGCGCATCTGCTTTTCCAGGAAAGGGAGAGTGGTGTTTTCCTGATCCTGCAACTCCATCACTTCCGCAACGATGGCATCAATCACGGCATCGTCCTGAATCAGCTTCATGGTTTCAGCTATGACCAAATCTTCCAGCCACTCTTTACGGACGGTCTTTTTCTTGCAGGTCTTGAAACGCTTCGCGGTGGCGCACTTATAATAATGA